TTTATGCCGGGCGGGAAAATGGAACCAGTTTTTTTAAGACAAATTGCAAAAAAGCAATTATTATCAAAAGATGTTGACGAATAAATTTTTGCATTGCGGGTGTACTGATCTTCTAAGTAAAAATAAATAAAACTATTCGGTTTAATTTTGCTATATTTTTTTTGTAATCCTTCTAATGTGGTTTTAAGCTGTTCTTTTGTGATTGTCTGTAATGAATTTCTCATATTTCCCTCTTTTCTCCCGGTTCTTCCGGATTGTTGCTTTTGTTGTTTGCTGTTCTGTAACTATATTCATTGTACCAAAATTGGTACTTATTTTTTGTATACTTTTTGGTACTTTTATATTGAATATTTATCCCCATTACTATATAATGGATTAAAAAGGAGGATTTAAAAATGATATCCTACGATAAACTATTTGCATTAATGGATTTAAAAGGTATTAAAAAAATTGATCTTAGAAATAAATACGGATTTAATCCAAAAACTGTTGACAGTCTTTCCAAAAATAAAAGCGTGACTGTTGATACAATTATCAAGCTTTGTGAAATATTGGATTGTCAGCCCGGTGATATTCTGGAATACATACCGGTAAAATAATCCACCGTTTCATCAGCGGGTTATTTTACCGCTACTGTGCCGATCATCTTTTGCGCATTTTTAAAATGGCTACGATGATCACAATGCTAAAAATAATTTCTACAACGCTTAAAATAATTTCTACATTTTTCATATTAGACATTGACAATGGAATAATTAAAAGTTATCATATTCTTAAAGGATAGGGGCTTTCGCCCCATCCTCTTAATTCAGTAGTTTATCAACTAAGTTGATGACTTCATGAATTAATTTGATGATTGCAGTGGTGAGAATTATGTTTGCGAGACGTCTCTCATCACTGCTTTTCTTTTTATTATCCATTGCTTTCCCTCCTCTCTCTTGTGTATATATGTATTATACACCTAACTTTGTGCATATGGCAATAGTTACTTATTCACAAAGTTTTGTGTATATTCTTAGTTATTTTGTACACTTTACTTTGTGATTACAATAGTGTATCATAGTAACAAGGAGGTATTTAATATGATTTCTTATGAAAAATTATTTCTCTTACTAAAAGAACAAGGATGGAGTACTTACAGAATCAGGAAAGAAAAATTAATAGGTCAGGGAACTTTGACCGCACTTAAGAATGGTACTGGTGGATTGGATCACAAAACTATTTCCAGGTTGTGTGCCGTCTTGAATTGTCAGCCTGGTGATATTATGGAATATATTCCAGAAAAAGACAAAAAAAATACCCCCGAGGAGTAATCCCCAGGGGTATTTTAGTCCGCAAATACATGTCGACTAATATTTTCATGCAAAAAACCGCCCCTCGAAAGGAACGGTCTTTTATCCAGCATTCACTGGATTACTCATGTCAATTTTTATTTAATTCATTATATCAAATAAACATCTTGGTAGCAACCACTTTTTATATGCTGTTAAGAGTTGAAAAGGCGCAGTTCTATGCCGCGCCTTGAATAATTATTTATACTTTAAACTCTTGCAATATACTGTTCCGCAATGAATCCAGAATACTTTTTATCTATTAAGATCTGGTACCAACCATCTTCTTTATTGATAACATCCACCAGATTACCAGTATTAAGCTTCGGATATCCCACAATATTTCCGTAGTTTTCACCTGGCCCTTTGCGGACGTTTACGCCGTTTCCTGTGCACATCCCAACCCACACGGATTCTTCTGTGCCTTTTACAATGGCATCAAAGCCGGCACCCTTAATTTGCCTTACCAGCATGTCTGCGTTCTTCTTATTAGAGAATGCACCACACTGCACCTTATATTGACCGGACTCTTCTTTTACGATAGCGTCAAAGCCCTTATTCTTTAGGACTGCCGCCAAGCTATTTGCCAGCTTCTTATCCTTGTAGCTGCCAGCCTGTACTTTATAAGTACCGGTTTGATCCGGTTCCGGCTGTGGCGCTGGTGTTGGTTTAGGCTGCTCTTCCTTCATACCAGTAATAGCCTCCAGGATATTTAAAATCTTGCTGCCATATCCGCTGCCGGCAGCCCATCCTTTGCCTTTTGGATTCTCCTGGATGCCCAGCCACTCCACATATTCTGCGCAGCCTCTTTCTACGTATTGGAACCTTGGATCTACACATTCTTTCTTTAAAGGCTCTGTACAGGCGTAGGCTTTAAGGTGCTGGATCTGTGCCCGGATACCGGTCTTTGTGTTGGGGAAGGAATTGCCCTTCATACCATTTTGAGTCACACCCATACCACAAAAGTTGTTCTGATCCAGGGTTACTGCACTATCCTTAAATGTAAAATTTCCGGTTTCCAGGCAGCTTTGTGCAAATGCTATATCTCCACGAATTCCTTCAACCTTGCCCTCTCTTACATACTGCGGAACCATATCCAAAACTGATTGCGCCACGATGGGATTTTTGGATTGAATATATTTTTGCATCTGCTCCGCTGTAGCTACAGCTTTACCAGTAATCTTTGTTCCAGTTGTCGCTACGCTACCGGAAAGCTTCTTTTTAAATGCCTGCCATGCAAATTCATCCAGTACATATGGATTGGGGCAGGTCTTCCCGTTTACATCATAGTGGCGGATAACCCGGTCAACTGGAATCCCATATTTTTGCATCAGGATCTTTGTTAATTCTATGGTTGCTTTTACTGTAGCTTCTTCGTAATACCAATCCTGGTCATTGGCATTCATTGTGGCAGTACTCCGTTTCCGGACGCACATCTCTATGTTTAAAGTATTGTAATTATCTGCCTTACCGTAGAATGCTCCGCCCCCACTTCCTTGTTTGCCACCGCCTACGCTCCATGCTCCGTTGCAGTCTTCCACACTCTGCCAGATTTCACCTGAGAATCCTACGTAGTAATGTGCACTGGCTCCAATATCTCCGCTGGCATAGTAAGAGCAGTTTGCTTCTGCTCCACCCAGGGCGCCGACATAGTGTATAACAATGTATTGTATCGTCTGTCCATTTCTACCGTTGTAGTGGTTATAAGGGGTTATTTTCTTATTAATCTGCATAAATTTACCTATCCTTTCCAAAAAAGAAAAGAGAGCGATTTACTCGCCCTCTGATTTATTGATAATCTTTGTAAATGCCTGGTGCAATCCGGTACTTGCTAATCCTGTAAACGCTCCATACACAACGGTTTCTAATCCGATTGGTGTATTTGCCAGTCCTGCAGATACACACGCCAAAACAGCCCCCATCACCGCCAGGATGGTTGGTATGTACTGATTGCTTACCTTTTCTAGCCAGGTGATATGCTTGATGCAGTAACCCACGATTAAACATGCTACTAAAACTACTGGGATATAATAATCCTGTAAAAATCCTAAATCCATAATATTACCTCTTTCTTATAAATATTGGGCTGCCATGAAGATCAGCCCAGTTGCCAGTGCCCCAGATATAACAGAAACTATGGTTGTAAACGCTGTCTTCTTTGCACTATTCCAACGTTCTGCCGGTTCGTTTTCCAATTTCTGCAGCCGGTCTCCCTGCTTTTTCTGTTCTTCCATCATCGTTTTCATGTTCAGCGCCAGCTCTTTGACCGACATAGCCAGTTCCTGTATACTCTTTTGTTGTTCTTCCAGATCTGTTGTCCGGTGCTTCAATGATCCGATCTCTTTTCCGTATTCGGCAATCTTTACTGCCACTTCTTCATCATTCATCTTTCTGCCTGCCTTTCCTGATTTTGTGCAAAATAAAAAGACCTTTCGGCCTTATGCATGTATTTCACCGGTTGTTTGATATGAGAATTGAAACCTATGCCAGCCAGGACTTATGTTTAATGTCGGTACAATATAGAAAGCGTTATTGTACACCGAACAACTTACCTGAAACTGAATACCTGTATCGTATACTAACAATCTAGTATCATTATCTGTAGTGGGCGTATAATAACCCGTAAAATACATTCTTGTATAAGCGGTAATTGCCGCATTTGTCTGGAAACTAATATCCGCAAAACATCTATTACCGATTATCTGTTGTGTACTTAGATTTCTGGCTATCCCAACGGTGCCAGATTTGAAGTTCAGAGCGCCGCTAACAGTTGGCGAACCTGCGCCTGAATACGTAACCCATTTACCCCATGACTGATAGAATCCTCTAATATTAATTAGTCTACCATTAAAATCAGTCATTATTTGTGTAATCACATCCTGATTAACCATGACATCCAGCCAGCCTGACATTTGTGATCCTGGACCATTTAAAAATGTCTCGCCATTACGGTGGATCATATAGCGCCCCGCTACTGTGTATTTATTAAAGTCGAGTGAGTTAAAATAATCTGTTGCAATCCCCGTTTGATTTAAAGACCCTATAACCTGCCAGCGGCTACTATAATAAACAAAACTCACAATGTCATCCGCCTGGATCGCCCCAATGGATAGTGGTTTATTATTATAATAAATGGGTTTTGCTCCAGTAGATGATACATTTAATGTACTGTTTGCGGTGTCTATCGCATACCCGAATCTTATTGTTATAACAGTGCCAGTGACCAGCGTCTTAATGCCGGATATAGATACCGTTTTCGCCGCTGTTGTACTGCTGGTTCCACAGTATGCCCACCCGTTTACATTGGATGCCACACTACTGCTTACATATGCTTTTGTCTTATCCCATAGCCTTCTTAATCCAATTTCATCTAAATATCCCATTCTGTCACCACCTTAAGCACAAATTGTATCAATCTGGGCGTTGGTTATAGATGTTATAGTAAATATTTCCCCCAAGCTATCCCATTTGCTGCCATCCCAGGCAACATTCGCCCCAGCTGCGCCGTATATAGAGGGGGCTACAATATTATAAACATCTCCCGTTGTTTGCCCGGTTGTTGGAAGTTTTGAAGCATCTGCAACAGATCCTTTGTATTTGTACATGCCAACAATATCAGCTTTTAAAGCATATGTACTGGCAGCACCAAATGCAGCTAATTTATTCTTTTCTGTTGTAGTATAATCATTCGTGGATAATCCCTTACCCGCTTGCTTATCAACTTTTGCATTCCATGTATCTCTTTGCACATCGGTTATAAATCGATGCGTGGTATCTTCCACAATCATGTTTGCTGGGTGCGTAGATGGATGAACATAGTTATTAGCGTTTGCAGCAATTCCCGACAACTTTGTCTTTTCTTCCGTTGTAAAGTGTTCAATAGGTTTCCAGGCATCCCATGTGGTTGCACCCACCCCACGAGATCTTATATAAAATTTATTATCATCAATACATAACTGCGTACTTTTATAATTGGCTATACATACCAACACTGTTACTGGATGCCCTGATACCGGACCATTCTCAACCCCAGATCCTGTTATATAAATACCGAATTTCCCTTGATCATAAAGTGTATCTAAATCATCATCTTCAATTTTACCCCTTCCAAACTTAAATTTACCATCTAAAGCGTTTTGTGTTGCTGTAGAAATTGGTTTATTTAAATCACTGGTATTGTCAACACTTCCCAGCCCTACCATCGATTTCGTTAATGCCTGCCAGGAAAATGTTCCTGCTGTCGATCCGGCAATTAATGCCTTTCCATTGTTCGTTGTACCGGTTGCCGGCACGTGCAAATTTCCATCCGTAGTCAAATGAACGTATTTGTTCGCACCTGTCTCCACCCCATCTAGTTTCGCCTTATCAGCAGCACTCATCAATCCGGCAGATGATCCTGTGGCCGGATTATAGGTTGTATTCGTAGAAGTAATCGTAACTTTGTCTGTTGCTGCATCCGGTGTTAAGGTAACGTTAGAACCTGCCTCCAAAGTAAGTACATCTAATTTCTGGTCAGCGCTCAGTGTAGTACCTCCTACAAGTACATGCGAAAAAGCATTTTGGTTTACTTCTGCGCCAGATGCAACCCCGGCAAGTTTGTTCTTTTCCGTGGTAGTGTAGTCATTTGTGGATAATCCCTTACCAGAAACCTTATCCACTTTGTTTGCTACTGCATTTGTTACTAGTGTTTTGATTTTGTTCCATAAATAAAGAAGCCCATTATCGTCTAAATATGCCATATTATTATTCCTTTCTATTTGCAAATATCTTCTATTTTTGTATTGCTCAATGCCTCAGTATAATAGATCTCTAATCCTTCTATTTGATTTGCTTTGAGGCCCTGAACTTTCCCGCCAATTACAATGTTTCCATTTGTTACATTATCAATTGCCTTTTTTGCCGCAAATAATTTCTTCTGCATCTCCTCAAACGACAGGACTGTATTTGACAGTTCGCATGTATTTTTTTGTGGATCATCCGGGTATTCAGTCATTTTTACAATCCGTTGTTTATCATATGTTCCCGTTGCGGAATCTACCAGCAGGACTGTGTCCCCTATGTGGTAACGCAAAAACCCGTAATCAGGTTTCATACTGGCAAGGTCAGTAATTTTTACAGAAAATGTTTTTTTCGGTTTTGACAGTTCATTTAATTTATATTCCGCATCTTTTTTTAATGCTTCTGCGTCCGCATAATTTGTATCTTCCCATATCAGTGTTTTGATCTTATTTGAATAGCTGTAGTTTTCTAGGTACGGTACCCCGTTATTAACTCCCGCAATCCCCAAGCTGTCTGCCCCGATCGGTATGATCCTGGTGAAGTAGTCATAACTTTCATTATTATCATTTAATTCCCGCAAGTTAATCCCAGTTGTAAAATAAGCCCCTTTGTCTTTCCCCACGGCTTCCTTTAAATAAACAACTTTCCCAATCGTATCCCATGTTATTTCACAGGTGTATGCATCGCATATCGCTTCAAATATTTCATATGAAGTCACATTCGATAAAGACAGCCTGCGCTTGTCTTCCCCAATCTCACTTATACACACCCATCCCGTTCCTTTTAATGCCGCATCTGCACAATCTTTAGCCTGCACTCCTCCGTCCTGCGTTTTAAATTCAATATGCGGATTTCCTTTTATGTCTTCAAGGTTTAATTCCGCTGCTATTTTTCGGTACCCGTTTCCCGACCAGGCATTTTCCTTTACCACATATTCATCCCCTGCCGCCTCAAGGTAATACTCATTTTTTATTTTCTCCCCTTCTTGTACGCTGCACAGGAAGGTTATGCTTCGGATGCCCATTTTCAGTGCGGATTCTCTTTTCAGGTCCTTATAGTCTTTCACATATAAAATGCATTCCCTTTCCATATTGTACACTTTTATCAGCACGCAGTTTCCCTCCTCTTTATAAATATCTGCTCCTGTGCATAATTGTTAAATTGAGTTCTGCCCTGGATCTGTTGTTTATATAAAATTCATTTTCCCCTTTTTTTAAATTTGGGAATTCAGTCATCTTGTTTATTTTCCCGAAAGCAGCCGTACTGTTTTCCTCATCTCCTGATCCAATTATTACTTTTCCTGACTCTCCATTTATAATAAGTATTGTGCCTCCTGTTATGGTTTCCTCTTTTATTTCCAGAAAATTATCCCCTATGCTGAATTTATTCCCAAACAACCCTTCCATGCTAAGGTCAAATGCGCTGGATCTGCGTATCCGTATAATGGCCGGCGTGTCCATGTCACCATGATTGCTAATAGATCCGCGATACTCGCCGCCACCTCTTACTGTAAATGTATTTGAAGCATAACTGGTACTGCATTCAATTCCTGTTAATTCCAGTACGGTTTTATGAAACCTGTTCAGGCTGCTTTCCACCTGCTTTACGTCTGTAAGCACACAGTTGAACAGGCTATGAAATCCATCAAACTCCACAACAGATGGTTTCATCAGGATGGAAACCAGTTCCCTACTCCTTTCCCATATCTGCGCCCTGTCACGTCCCCGTACAATCACGGAAACCTTCATTTTTTTCATGCCCAAACTGGAAGGAACCAGAATGGGGGACAGCATCCCCGACTGCCACTCGCTGGTGTTCGCTGCCGTGCTATACCCCGGTTCCAGATTCCATTGTTCTGCCCCATACTCTGCAATATCAATTCCATTTATCTTCATCAAATCCACCTCATTGTCCGTGCTGCTAATTCGTTTCCTACAGCGGGTGCGATTTTCCCCACTAATGTTCCATCTTCAAGCACTACCCGCATATTTCCCATATTTCGGTTCATTTCCTGCAGCATTGCAATCATGTTCTGAAACATACCAGACATCCCGGAGTTATCTACCTTGATATTCTGTACCTGTGTAGGAGAAACGGATATAATCCGGTTCAATGCTTCAATTCCACCACTCCAATTAAGTTTGGAAGAATAATCTGCAAGTGCACTTTGTTGATCCTTTAACTGTGACTTAGACCTTTCCAACATCGTCCGTATCATCTGCGCCCCGGATTTGGATGCTTTCTCCGCTCCCTCTTCCACACCTTCCGCTACTCCGGCAGGTATCTGCAGCCCAACGGATTCTTTAAAACGCTTTGACGGGCTGTGTATACCAGCTTCTTTTTTAATAGCCTTTTCCAGTTCCGCTACAATGGATTTTGCGCCCTTTTTAATCTCAAGCTTGTTTGACATGCCGCTTAAGATTCCAGCCAGGGTGTCTTTTCCGATTTCTTTTCCTGCTTTTGGCAGACTTTCAAGCCCCTGTGCCAGTTGCCTGGTGGCTCCCTTTAATGCTTTGGTAGCATCGCTGCTCTTCGCTACATTTCCGACTCCCATGATAAACTTAGCCGTTGCATCCGATCCTAAAGTCAGGGCATTATTTGCCAGTTCACGAAGTGGTGCTTCCATTGCCTCAGACAGAACCTTAGAAGCATTGTCATATTCTACCTTATAGGCATCCAGTTTCTTTTGCGCTTCGGCTTTCATGGTTTTGATATTTTCTTCGGTCTGTTTGCGAAGCGATTCGTTTTCCTTTACCGCCTGTGCTTCTGCAAGCCGATCCTTTTCATTCCATGCTGCTTCCGCGCGTTCCAACTCTTCCTCAGACATCATGTTTAGAGACATAATTGTGGCCGTTGCTTCCGGTCCCATATTTCGAAGTTCTTCCATGAACTTTGGATTAATAACACCCTTACCGCTCAATTCTTCTAATTGCTGTTCCCAAAGTGCATACCCGGCGACCTGTGATTCCATATTTGCAAGAAGTTTTTTCGGCCCCTCCGCTTCACTTTTAAACTCATCAAAGGTTCCGAAAGCAGATTTGATAGATTTCTTACGATCAGAAACTGCCTGTGTGTATTTTTCTGTTTCTTCCTTGATATCATCGGCTAACTTTTCGCTGACATCTTTACATTTATCGTAATAGTCATCTTCCAGATCTTTCATCTGTTCATTGTAGTTTTTCTTTGCTTCCAGATACTTCTGGTCCGCTTCGATCCGCTGGGCATTTGTTAATTTCCGGTTCTTTCTGACAATGTCCCAATACTCCATTTCTGCCTTAGCCGAAACATTGTAATAAGTTTTATACGAATCTAAACCTGATCCCGAAAGACCATATTCCTTATTCGCCTGCTCAATTTCTTTTTTAGCTGCGTTTGCCTGCTTCTGTACAACCTTAAGATATTTACCGCCTTTTTTCTCAGCTTCTTTTATCAGTTTATCCCACATGGCTGTTTCTTCTGCAGCTGTCAAACTGGAATACTTTTTCTTTGATGCTATGCTGTTCTCAAGCCTGCTGACTGCCTTCTCTGCTGCTGCCTTTTCCTTCTCTTCGATCTTCTTGTTTTCTGCATCTATCCCGTCTTTTATCTTTTTATTGATTGCTTTTACTTTACCACTGGCATCCGCATATGTCTGTGTGGTTTCTCCCGCACCCTTTTTTACCTGCTCCCAGAAATACTTCTCCTGCTGCAAGCTTATCTTATTTGTTTTTTTCTTATTCTCAATGTAAGTAGTGGCAGCCTTTGTTAATTCGGAATAGTATTTCTTTGCGTCCTTATCCACGGTCTTCTTATTTTTAACCTCAGTTCGGGATACACCAAACGCATCCTCCACATTGGAGTTAACCTGATTTTTAAAAGACTTTATACTATTGGCATTCTTAACAGCAGCCTTATATTCATCTGTTCCCTTTTTTACAGTCCTTGCAACCTTTCGCCAGAAGCTTTCCTCCTGCGCCAACGTAACATCATGGGTCTTTTTATAAGTTGTGAGCCAGGAAGATGCTTCCTTATAAACCTCTTTTGCCATTTTAGAAGAAGCCTTAACTGCCGCCTTGGTTTTACCTTTAATTCCAATTTCCAAACCTTCACCGAGGTTTTTACCCATCTTAATAAATACCCGGCTTGGGGAATTAACATCAAATTCCGATTTGGATGCATTAATAGCTTCCCTTGCTATTTCCCTTGCACTTCTGGCCACACCTGCTTTTCCGTCTAAAATACCTAATTCCAATCCTTTAGAAAGAAAAATACCTACCTTATTGCGGAATACTCTGGATGGGGATTTTACCTGTCCCTCATCATTGGCTGCCTTTACCGCATTTGCTACCGCCGCTCTTGCTGCCGCTGCTACTGCCGGGGCATTGGCTATAAATCCATTTGCCAGTCCCAACGCTAAATTTCCGCCGGTGCTGCTAAACGCATTATGATAAAGAGCTGCTGAATTATTTGCATCAGATGCCGCCTGACCGGCTTTAGCCTGCACGAGATATATACCGCCAGATACCCCATTTGCCATGCTCTGCATAGCTGCCGTACCAGTATTTTGGAATTCCATTTGATGGCTGTTAATTCCATCTATTCCTGATTTTGCAACATTAGATCCCGCATTCTTTACGGTTCCTGATTGTGCCTGCATACTTTCTGCGTATTTGTCAGCGGATGTTTTTCCGCTTTGCTGGGCGTTCGTTTCGGATTCGACACCCGTTTGCTGCAACAACTGTATAAGTTCCTGATATGCTTTTACAGCCGCATCTCCGCCAGATGCAATCCCGTCTTTAATTCCATCCGGGATTGTGATGCCTGCCTCCTGTGCAATACTAACCAATCCCTCAAACGTACCTGAAATAGCGCTGTTTATTTGGTTAATAGCTTCTGTTGGCGATGCCTCTCCGCTCTTTATGGACTCTGCGAGTCCGTCTGGTATCTTGACACCCGTTTCCTGTGCCACTTGTATGACATGATCTAATTCGTTCCTTGTGTTATCTGGAAGTTTGCTCCATCCTTCCGTTGCATCCGACACGGCCTTATTAATGGATTCCTTTAGTCCGGTAAAATCTGCTTTTGTTGATCCTAATTTTCCATTGGCAACCTCTGCTGCTGTTTGATTTGCTGCCCCTTTTTTCGCGATTTCCTCTGTTACGTCCAAGGCTTCTACGTACTTATCCGACATATCCTTGAGCAGTTCCGCCCCATTATCCTGATTCAATGTGGCAACCATATGTTTCAACATGTTCGCCCCGTCAAGTCCCATATCTTCTATAGACTGCAGAAATTCCGGTGCGATGGTCTTCCCTACCTGATCCTTTATAATCTCCAGATCATCTTTATAGTTCTTTATTCCTTCCAGCTGGCTATCCAGATTTTTCACCATTTTTTCTACTGATGTATCATCTCCGCCGTCAAAAACATCAAACATATTTATTTTTTGTTCCAGGCTCTGCTGGATGGATGCCTTTGTTTCTTCGAATTTTCCCTGTACGGATTCCAACGCCTGTTTCTGAATTTCTGCATTGACAGAAGCCGCCTCTGCCGCTTTCTCACTGGCTTCTTTTATGAAATCTCCCGTTTCAGATGCAGCTCCTCCAAGTTCCTTTATCTTTTCGGCTGCCTCATCTGCTTTTATACCATTTTCTTCCAGAACCTTATCATAGTTCATGATAGCGCCTTTTGCCGTTGTTACGCTATCCGCTGCATCCATGACGGCTTTGTTATCTTCTTTTTGAAGCTCATACTTCTGCGCTGTTATGGAGTTTATTCCTTTTAATTTCTCCATTATCTGCTCGTAAGTTATTCCGTGTTGTTTTTCCGCCTCTTTCTGCTTATTCTCGGCTACAGTCTGGGCCTCCATAGCTGCCTTGCGCTTTTCTTCAATCTCAATACGTTCTTCTGCTAGTTTTGTAAGACGCTCTCCCCAAGCAGCCGATTCTGCTTTCTGCTTCATGGCCGACACAGAATTTAACAGTGCATCTGTTTCCATATTCAACGATCCTGTTGTCTCATCAATAGCCAGATTCAGATCCGGTATTTTTTCATTTAACTGGTCTACGTAGGAAGCCATCAGAGCTTTATCCCCTGCTGACTTATTTTCTTTTTCCGACAGGTCTACCAATTTCTGGGCAAGAACATCGTATGCTCCATATTCCTGTTGTAAATTCGTTATATTTTCTGCATGGGAATCACTACTTTTCTGTACTGCTTCTGATAATTGACTGTATTGATCCAGGCAGTTTTGCACCGCCTGTTGGTTTTCATCCAGTACTTCATTTGTATAATCCAGTGATCCTATAAATGATCCAATCCCTACAACGACCGCTGTAATTCCAGCAGCCAGCAATGCATAAGGATTAATCGCCTGTGATGCATTTAAAGCTAGTTGTGCAGTTTCCGCTGCTGCGGTTGCTTTTCTTAATGCCTGCATTGCTGTCATTACATTTGTGATAGCGTCGACTGCTTTATACATTACAAGTCCGGCTACAATTCCTTTTAACCCGCTTGTAATCACTTTGTGATTCTCTATAATCCACTGAAATAGAGAAACAGCATCTTCCAGTGCTCCTGCTGCAAAATCCGCCACTTCATCATCCAGCCCAGCAATTGTCTTTGTGATTTCATCCGAAGCTTTTGTAATTGAGGGTGCCATCTCCGCCCCAACTTTGCGTTTAAAAATATCAACTGTCTGGTACAGACGCTGCAGGCTGTCATCTGTAGCCCCAAGAGCAGATAATGCATCTGAATCCAACACAGCCCCCATTTTTCTTGCTTCATCAGATAGTTTCTTAATACCCTCAGAACCTTGCGCAATCAGCGGGTTTAATTCCTGCGCAGACTTTCCGAATATCTGCATGGAAACAGAATCACGCTCTGTTTCATCTGTCATATTTTTCAACGCATCAATACATTTCCAGTAAACGGTTTCACTGTCTAAAAGCTTTCCATTTCCGTCTGTTACTGATACCCCCAGGCGTTCATATGCCTTTACATACTCAGCGGATCCTCTCTGGGCATTTGTCATAGACTTTACATTCTTTGCCATAGATTTTGTAAGAGTATCCAAAGATACGTCCACAAGCTCTGCGGCATAATTATATGCCTGGAGATCATCAGTACTCATACGGGTCACTACGGAAGTTGTAAGAATTTCATCCGCATAAGCTGCTGCATCTGTTGCAAGCCCGACAAGTGCCTGGCTCCCTTCCTTTAATACGCCCGCCAACGACCGGATTCCTGCTATGATAACCTCAGCTTTTAAGTGCTGTTTAATTCCATCGCCCCAATTTTTAATCTCCGTCTGCGATGTTTTTATTTCTTTCCCGAACTTATCGATGCTGGTTGCGCATTTATCTGTAGCGCCTTCCGCTTCTTTTAAATAGGAGGCGTTCTGGTCCAGTGTCCGGTTTGACCGGATTACCTGCGCCTCTGCTTTATTTAAATCAGTTTCCCACTTTCCTACTCTGGCACCTGATTTTTCATAATCGGTTTCTCCCTTTTGGATCGCCTCGGACAGTTTTGTGATTTCTTCTTTTTGCTTCTTTACTTCCTCCGATGATTCCCCATAAATGCTGGTCAAGTCTTTGAGTTTATCCTGCTGTTTTTCCATGCGGGTATATAGGTTGTCAAGACTTTTTCCCATATTAGAATAAGACTCTTTCGCATGGTCCAGTCCCTTTCTGACAGCTTCTTCTTTCTGCTTGTGCGCTTCCAGGGCCTTTCCTAATACTTCATGCTTTGCCTTTAACGCTTCCAAAGAATTGGCCTGGCCTGCAAACTTTTCTTTTATCAAGTTCGATTCAGACCCTAATTTCGTTATCTCTCTCCCGCAATCCGCAACCGCACTTTTAAATTCTTTTTCACCGTCAAGTTTTATACCTGCCTCTATTGTATAATTATCCGCCAAGGCTCTCACCACCTTCTATACACAAAAAAGACACCTACCCATAAGATAGATGTCTTTTAAATTAATTTTATTAAATTGCTACTTTCTTTTATTTACGATACTCCAAATACAGTCTACAAATTTCTGCACAAATTTCAGCATTATCTCGGCTGCAATTAATATCACTGCTATAACTTTTAGCAAAGGAGTTCCAAAAAGAAAGCAAACCAGTAATACAATATAGTAGATTGCCTGTGCTGCATATTTTATAACTTCCTTCATGATTTACATACCTCCTTTTTCTTTCATTATATATCATTATTGCATACCTTACAATTAAAAAATCTGGTCAACTGAAACTTCCTTTTCCTTTAATCCGTTTAAAAGAAGGTATTCATCATAGATTAGAAAGAATTTTCGCAGCGTCATAGCGAACACTTCCTGCTCTGTATAGTTTAATATCTTGCAGCCTATATAAAGAAGGCGGGCAGTATTTATTCGTTCTGCCCGCTCTCCGCGTTTGGGGAATCAAATTCATCAGCTTCGGGTAAAGATAGTCCATAGGCTTTTAATATTGCAATTGTTGCATCTGTTATGTTCTCCTGGCTAACCAGCCATCCTGTTTCCTGCTCTGTGTATTTCTTTAAATCATGCTTCGCCCCTGCATGATTTAATCGATCTACTTCATCATTTAGTAACTCTGTCAGAATTACTTTCATTGCCTTGGTTGATTTTCTTTTGTCCGCCAGCATATCAATTACTTCTTCCAAGCTGCAGTCAAAGTGCTCCTGTAATGCATCATCCGCATTAAGGGTGAACAGCAGATGCCGTTCCACCCCTTCTATGTTAATTGGTTCCCCGATTGGTCTTAAATCGCTCATAGACTATGCTCCTTACTCTGCCGGCGTAGTTGTAATACCCGCCTTGGTTTCTAACCATTTTTTTGCATCTGCTTCATTTTTAAACTCAGCCTGGTCCTTCCAGTCGCCGTTGTCCATTTGGAATACATCTCCTTCAATGGTCGGCGTCTGGTAGTTTACAGTATCTCCTTTTGTTTCGGTTTCGTCTGCCGGCTCTGCAAACTGTGTTTTTCTAAGCCATTTGGCTAAGAATGCCACCTTCCCACCTCTTACAACTTTTCCGTAGAATCCAACGCCTACAAACGGTGCGATATCATTGCCATTCGCCAATACAGTTTCCGGTGTCTTCGGATCGGACTCGCTCCCGGCTGTATACTTGTGTCCCAGAAGGTCACAATAAACCTTATTCGTCAAATCATCCACATTCAGGGAAATTTTACCGCCCTTAAATGATTTATCAGATTCTGCAACTCCATCATCTGCATACAGCTTCACATCATTGCTTTCTGCTGTTACGCTGGCTTTTATTGCCTTTGCAATTACTGCGCCTCCTGAATAGGTTCCATTGTCTTCCAAAATTGCATATACCGGGTATTTTAATCCTACTTTTGCCATAATCTTTATTCCTCCATATTTTCTGTTATGTTTTCTTTTATATTGCATGAAATTACTACATGCATCGTTTCTGTTTTCTGCTCATACAAGACGCTTATGTTTCCCAATGTAATTCCTGCCTCCAAAATCAGCTTTATTACCTGCCTTTTTCTGGAACGGAAATCTGTTTCTGCTGGTGCGAATATATGGACCTGCCACCATAAAGACATTGCTTGTGGGCGGTCATCCGCATGCTCCATTCCACGTTCGTCTTCTTCGTTGATCAGTATATACTCTGGCTTTGCTCCTTTATATTCATACTGCTTAACCGGAAGGCCGGTCTTTTCTAAAACCTGCTGCAATATCACATCTGCTGTCATCCTGTTGTCACCTCCCGGTTAAATACTTCCTGCATCTTTGCGATAACCTTTGGTTCTGCATTTAGTACTGCCGTGGTAAGTATCGGAACCGCAGGACGGCCTTTGACTCCAAATTCCAGCCATGCCATCTTTTCCATGTTTCTAACACCTTTCGAATCTGTACCGGTAGGACGTACACAGATATAATACCCGCCGCCCCTTCCAGCTGCCTTACCGGATTTCTTTATGGAATTAACCATATCCCCACTAACCCAGTGAGAAGATGCCTGTTCTCTTACTTCTGCTTCAAGAATTGGAACACTTTCCTCTAACATCTTCGGTGCTATTTCGTCAAACATCCCAAGTCTATCAAGCTCCGTTAACAGCTGGTCAAACCCCTGTATATCGAATCTAGCCATCTGTAATCCTCCTTTTTCGGGTTAAATGCAACGAAACATCATTAGTTTTGGGAAGCGTGTCATTTATTTTCTGCACCTGTTTTATTTCAAAGACTTCCGTTTCAATTACTGCCAGATACTCTGTTGTCATCCACTTCTGTGCCGGTATTCGGATCAGGCGGTCAACCTGCACTTTAGCAGTCATTGCCTCATAGAACCTTGTTACGCCTATTGTGCGTTCTTGGTACCGTATAATCGCTTTGACAGCTCCTGCATTCCCATCATCGTCGATTTCACAAAATAAGCAGATTCCATCATTGAATACTTCAAATGTATCCTTGGCTTTTTGCGTAATCATCTGCCTGCACCCCGATTCTAAGTGTGAGTAATTCTGTTTTAAAATTTCCTTCGAAATATTCTAAGGCATTGTTTCTTGCGTATCTGCAATAATCGAATAAAAGCTGCCGGGAAGCTGTTTCATTTTCGTAGTCCTGCTGCACTCCGGCTATATTATCCAGATATACTTTCCCCCGCTCTATAATCCCAGTAAGTTTCTGGTCCGTTTCGAGGTCATCATATGTGATGTCCAGATAATTCCGAACATCACTTAATAATCCAGCCATAGGCTACTCCTTATGCAGATGCTTTCTGCTTTACATTCACTGGGTTTGCCTCTGTATTTGTAACCTCTACCTTCATTGGAGTCGGCTTCATGTTCGTTAAATCTAAATACTGGAACGCATTATTATCTTTTGGTTTACCCATGCCATACATCTTTGTAATATAAACACGGTTGTCTTCCAGGAACTGATATTCATCAGAATATTCAATTTTCCCGGATGATCCAGCACCAATACCCATAAAATATTTTTTAGGAAGTCCCATGATTCCCTCGCCCTCATCCAGAACAGCTGACTGTACAACTTTAGTTGGATATGGGAAAATATTGTTATTGTAACTTCCATCGGTTGTACGAACCGTAGAAGACGGAAGGACTTTTTTAATATAGTCAACTGGATTTACGACAAGCATAACTTCGGGCACCACACGGTATCCTTCAACTGGCTTCTTCGCCAGCGGTGCGACTACTGCGCAATATTCTACCGGGTCAAGGCTTGTTAATGCAACTTTTGTCTTATCTGCATATACTCCCTGCGTTACAGCACCATCCAGATTTTTACACATACCGATTGGCTGATTCTTTCCGGTACCTTTTAAAATACCTTTTTCTAATCCTCCAGCGGATGCCTCCGATAGAATAATCCTTACATAGTTGTCTAACCATACCGGACCGAGTGCCAACATGTCTTTTGCCACCGGAATAAAAGCACTTAATTTAGCAAGGGTCATATCCATCGTGTCAATTTTCCCAGCTAATTCCGTGCTGATTGCCGTAGTCAATGCATCCCAGGTTGCAAGGTCAACGTTGTCTGCATTTACAATCATCTTAATTGCGCCCTGGCAATTAATAAAATCAATTTCATTCAGCAGCGCATGTGATCCCTGCATGTCTTCGATAACAGAATCAATAATTGTTTCCGGCATAGCCTTCTGAATGTCTACCAGGGCCTGCTGTGGATTTGGAGCCTGTGCAGCTTCAATCCATGCCTGATAAAATTTATTTTCTTCATTTGTTAACTGCCGGATCCCCCGGGACGCCATAATTGCTGAGTCCTTACTTTCCCTAAGATCACCATATTCCTGCATAATCCTTTCCTGGACTCCTTCAGCAAACTGTGTAAAAGCTGCTGCCATTGCATTTTCATCGTTGTCGGTCAATGCCTTTGACAACGCCTGCATTAACTGTGTGTTTTCCTGTTTTAATAAATCTGCATTTTTCATTCTTTGTTTCCTCCTGATATTTTGTTGTTTGTGAATGCATTAAAAAAAGCACCCATCATGGTGAGTACTTTCTCTTTTTCTAACTCTTCTTTTTTTCCCGGTTCTGGCGTCTCCGGTTCTTTCCGCTTTTGTTCCGGTATAAACTGCTTCATTTCCTGCCGGAATGACTGCATGCTGTTAAGCTGCTGTTGAAGCTGCTGCACCTTATTAGCTGCCTGTTGGTTTATCCGGTTCTGGTCCGCCTGGTATGTGCCTATCTCATCACAGAATCCATATTCCAGACACTGGTCTGGTGTAAGGTATGTTTCCTTATCCATCATTTGAATAAGTACTTCTTCGGTCAGATTTTTGGCCCTTGACATGTATATCTGACGATTAGATTCCATTAAAACATCCAGATCATCTGCACATTTTCGAAGCATCTCAGCATTCCCATAGGTATACATAGACATGTTGTGCAGCAGCATTGATGTACCTAACCCCATTATAACCTTATCACAGGCCAGACAAATCACACTGGCTATAGAATATGCAAATCCATCCACATAACACACTTTTTCTGCTCCATGCTGTTTTAATAAATTATAGATCGCAATACCTTCTTTTACATCGCCGCCATAACTATTTACATGCAGCTCAATTGTCCCAGTTTCCGGTATCCCTACAAGCTGCTCCCGGAAATAATTCGCGCTTGTTTCCGAATCATCGTAGTCCCATGTATCCCAGTTGAAATCTCCATAAGCCGTTACATTGTCATAAATGTAAAGCTTAAACGTTTCTGTACCAGCCAATTGTTCAAACCGGAACTTTGTTACATTGTTTTTCACCCTGTTTCACCGCCTTTCAGATCATTTAGATCCATATAATTTTTTGTAATGAAGTGTTTCTTTGATTCTTCTGTATTTAATTCTGCATCTCCGAGTTTCTTCCGCAGCTCATCAATGCAGTACATACCACTTGCTATTAATTTATCAATTTTTTCTGCTATGTCAAATATATCTACATGCATAATTGTCGTAGTATCCATCTTGATATAGCTTCCCGTCTGCACCTGTTTCTTTCCATAGCGTTTCCGGTTAATCTCCGTTGCAATCATTTCGCAGATTGGATCTATGCAGAATGTTAGGAAGTTCTTAGTAATCTTATCTACATCTGATACATCTCCCTTTAAAAGAGAAACGGGAATATTAAATGCTCTGGCAACTGTCTGTAAAATTTCCTCTGTCAGATCCGTTATGTCTTTTACTTCAGACGTTGACTTCTTGCTTTGTTCTGCCGCCTGCTTTGTATATTCAAATCCATCGAACAACGGCAGCACTGCGCTGCGGCTATTAAAAAACTTTTTAAATCGGTTGTTCATCAGGTCTTCGAATACATCTTCAAAACTTTTATCACCGTATTTCTTTCCCTGTGCCACTGCATCTATATGCAATGTTCCTTTTTCACCGCCAGCCTTTTCATATTTTTCAACTGCTTCATTTAATATTTGGTTATAGCCGCTGCACAGGTTTTTTAAAAGTTGTCGTATATTCTTATTGTTCAGTTTAAAATAAAGTACATCTGACATGTTGAATGATCGGTTATAAGTAAATCCCTTCCGGCTTACGCCACTAAATATGGTTTCCTTCAAGGCAAACTCCTGGCTCCCATATGTTTCTGCTATAATCAGTTGTCCATTGCTTTCCACTACAAGGCATTCATTATTGTACAATAACTTTGTAACAAGCTCTTGAATGAACTGACTTGAATTTTGGTTGATGTTTGGTTCGTAATTCCATTTGTAACTCTCTTCACCCAGGAATTCTTTCCCTGACTGAAAAGTTTTAAATTCACACTTTGATATGCAGTTTGCAATTAGATTAATTGCTGCATGAATTGTGAATTCTTCCACTACCAATCTGGACATTTTTTCCTGGTCTATATAATTAGCTATGGTATCTGCCGTTACCTCAATGCTTTTCCCACCAAGCATTTTCCCTTGTATCCAATTCCAAAATCCCATATTTCCTCCTTTCTAATAAGTATAAACACCGAAATTGATATTATAATTAAGATCTTCCGGTATATCTTCTTCCAGTACTATTGTATTTACAAATTCCATAAAACCATCTGTCTTTCGATAATTAGCTTCAATTTTGCCATAGGTTATATTCCCATCCTTTTCAAGCTTTTTCGTATTATTCACATACCATCTCATAACGGGAACATCCCCAAATACAATAATATGGTTTAAAAAAGCAGAGTTAATGATTGGCGCTGCTTTCATTATGTCTGAAGGACGCACCAGTTTTATATTCTTCTTTTCATACGCATCAAATCCAATCTTTTTAAATGCAGAATTTAGTAATGAATACCGGAAATTATCAATTGCTATTTTTATAATATTGTATATTTGCCCCATACGTTCAAACCAGCCAGTTACAATTTCCGGCGGTATTTCAACGTCATCCACGAATTCTACATCTCCTTTTATTTCCCACTCCTTAAGTGGTGCTTTAATGCCTCCTAGATCCCTAGATCTGGAGCAAATAAATGTATGGTGTATATGATAGTACTTACCGCTATGCTTAAAGGTAAGTCCAACTGCTACGAAGTCATTCGTTTTTGCATAATCAACACCCCCTACACAATTTTTCCCCTGTAAATCGATCATTTCTTGGTTTGTTGCAAGTATGTCTTTCCAGGTGGCAACCTCTACTTCTTTATTCCCAATTGGATAATTGCAGCGTTTCGCCATAAACTCTGTAAAATAATCCATGTTGTACGGCATATCTACGATTTCTTTTTGTATTGTTGTTCTCAAACTTGGAAAATCATTTAGGCTAGGAATTGCTTTTACAAGTTTATCTATTTGATTCCACTCTTTTTCTTCCTCTATCCGGCACCAGAAAACCAGTGTTCTATTTAGTGGATTGTACTCTTTTAGAATCACTTGGTTCTGTTCCTTTTCTTGATCCAGTACTGCCCCCCTGATGTGTCCATCTGTGGTTATAGTTATAATTCTTCCGTGCCATACTTTACCAAGTCCAGATTTTAATGTGTTCATATTCTGTACATCGGTGTATTCGTGTTTTTCGTCAAATATTATGCATCCTGTTCGCTTGCTATCTTTTCCGCGTTTGGAAGATGTATTAAATCGCAGATCGGACTTTGTTTTCTTCCCGGTTATTAATTCCTTTGTGGCATGGTAATTGATCTTTAAAACTTTTTCATATTCGTCTTTGATTGGATCTGTAATAATTTCATATACATCCTTAAAAGAAGTTTTCGCCTGATCTTCCGAATTTGCCATTAAGTCTATGTTATAGCCCCGTACACCGTGATATGGTGATAAGAAATAAAAGCACAGGAACGAAATAAAACCATTTTTTCCGCTCCCACGACCTACCATAACTCGGATATCATTAAACACGATATCTCCATTTTCAAAAAATACACCCACAATAAGTGCAAACAAAAATACTTCCCAGTCAATTAATTTGTATGGAAAGTATTTCTGCAAAGAAAGTCCTTTTTCAATTTTGTCATTATCTATTATTACATCATCCCGATCCAACATGGGAATGACAATGTTATCAATCATCTGTTCCTGTTCGCAGCAATGTGCTACTTCATTATTTTTTATTTTGCAGAGGTACGGATCTATGAACCTGCTATAACTCTTCGTCGCTATCACCACCATCTGACGGCAGGTTTACATCTGTTGGCTTTAGCCCCAGGAAATTTAATATGCTCCTCATCTCAGACGAAATCCGTCTTTTTTCTGATACTGCATCTGTATATATTTTTAAGGTGCAATTACCGGTTTGTTTTAGCTGAATAAGTGTGTCATTTATATAGCTTAAGTCATCGTAAAATGACATGTACTCTTCCACCTTATCCTCCAAAAACCGTTCCTTCATTTTATTCAGTTTTAGTGCATTTTTCAGGCTTTCCAGTGTCTTTTCTCTTTTGGTTTCTGCACTCATTGGTCTTGCCATTTTACCATCACTTCCTTACTTTTTTATATTTTTTTAAATTTTCTCCCCTTACGAGAACCCTCCCGGTCACCGTTCCCTTAGAGTTTTTCCATTTTTTTGACCCGGGGGTACCTTCTCCACAAATTTATTGTTGAATAATTGGAAATTTTCAGCGTGCCTGATATCATCCGTGTGCCTGCATGTCATGTTACACTTTTCACATGCTCTTCTATCACATTCAAATAAGATCACCCTGTCTTCTTGGCATTGATATGCAATTGTCTCATTCCTTGTCTCATTCCTTGTTTTATTATATTTCATTGTTACCACCTCTCTTCATTTATAAATCTTTGCTTCCTTCTGTGATGCTCATCATAGTGGCATTTATCACAGACCGCTTCCAGATTTTCATCTTCCAGCGCCAGTTCCGGATGTTTGCGCAAATACTCTTTATGATGCACCGTTACCGCTCTAACCACGAATCCTTTTCTCTTGCATCTTTGACATTCAAAATGCTGTTTTTTTAATGTTTCTTTTTGTTTCCTCCTCCATACGGACGATGTATAAAAAGAATGCATATCATCATCTCTAATCAATTGTTTTATCCATTCCAGGATATCCTGTTCCATTTGTGTTTACTCCTTATGTTGATGCATAACAAAAGCACCTGACCGAAATCAGATGCTTCCATTATCATACCTATAATTATCTTTGTACTCCTAGACGTTGCGCTAATGCTTCCTGTAATAATCCAGAAACATTAATACCTTCCTTTTCAGCCTCAAGATTGAGCCAGTTTGGAAGTGTTACATTCCTACGCACCATTTTATTATCCTGTCTTCTTTTATATTCGTCATAATCTACATCAACAATAGAGATAAAGCTTTGCCCTTCTCCCGCAAACTCCGCCTTACTCATATCAACATTTTCAATACTTGTCGATACCGGTAATGCAATCCCGCCTTCTTTCAGCGATATACTTTTTATTCCTATTGCATCCCTTGCCATATCAATAGCATCTGGAATATCCTTCCCCTCTGTTAAGATTTCCATATCCGGAACCTCAACCAAAACAACATCTTCTGCTTGTGTAAAAATAACTGGATAAATTAATTTCATACCTATCACCTTTCTGTATATATTTTATATTGACTGAGGGTTGTGGGGGTTTTATAACCCCCATTTCCTCAAGATTGCTTTTGCAAGTTTTTCGTTGATCTCTTTGTGTCTTGGAACTTCTTCCCTGTCGCTTCCTCTGGCATATACATCATGTCTGCTTCCATGCCTTTCGAATTCAAAACCAACGCTTTCAAGTTTCTTAATCAAATCTCTCTGCTTCATTAGTGTTCCTCCTTATGATTATAATTATACACACTAACTACACATTTGTCAATACTTTTATACACATTTTTTACACATTTTTTATTATATCTTAATAAAAAGACACCTGCCTATGCAGATGCCTTTTCCCCCGGTCTCCAGGGATTCGCTATGTGTTCCGGATTTTACCCGGAGATTCAATTACCGGGCTTTGACACCCGGTAATCATATGTGTTTAGTAGAACTTTTCAAAGAACAAATAGATGAGCTGTATCCATTTGTCTACACTACCATATTAACACATACCTAGCGGGTATTGTGGGCAAGTTAAAAATAGTTGTAAATCTTTCTGGATGCAGTTCTATCCATTCCCATCTTCTACCTCTTGCCCATTCTTATTTTCAGCAAACCTTCCGGCTCTATCCACTCTTGATATTTACCTTTTGCCAATCCGACTCACATTCTTTCTTTATACATTAGAAAAGCACCCAAAATATTTATCCGAGTGCTGAAATTATTTACATTATTTACAATTTTCACGTTGACACAGCACTATTTTATGTGCTATAATATATACATATTAAAGGAAAGGAGGAATCATATGGATGACATAATAAAAGTGCTTACCATCATCTGGTTAGCCATTCAGATAGCTGCGAAACTGACTGATTGGATTACAGGTGATAAATAAGCACTCAACGGGGAGCAACGCTCCCCAACCTCTTAAGGTAATGTTATTATACCATATGAAACCAAAATATGAAAGATACTATTACAACTTTACTCATTGTATTTATATCACTAAAACTAATGGATTTTAATAATCTTGGAATACTGGATTATATCATTCTCTTCCTGACTATTTTCTTACTGATTATTTCTATCCTGAAATACTTTAAAAAAGGAGGACACTCCAAATGAAGCTTAAAGAAATACGCTTGTCAAAGGGATTATCCGTCCCTAAATTAGTTGCTCTATCAGGTGTACCCCGCAGAACGATTCAAGAAATTGAAAACCGCAATGACTGCAGGGTATCAACTGCTATTCAACTTGCCGATGCCCTCGGCATCTCACTCGATGAATTATGCAGAGATTAGGCAGTCAATCGGCTGTCTTTTCTATTTATACGCAAAAAAGCACCTACGCTAAGTAAGTGCCCTTCTACAGTCACCCTGTGCGGCAACCATCTCGGTTTTAACAGGCACCCGAAAACTGGATCGACCACCACCGGTCACTCCCGGTTTGGATTTCTTTCTTTTTAAACCATTCGTGCAGAACAAAGGAAATCTAATTCTTACAACCTGCTCCCATTCAGGAACCCAGATCTGCACTGCGGGCGATTCAACTGCCGGGCTGTAACACCCGGCAGTCGTATGTGTTGGGAGAACTTTTTGTAAATAGATGAGCTGTATCCATTTGTTTACACTACCATAATATCATGAGACCTTATTAATTTTATGCTCCATATTGAATTTATCTAAATAATGAAAAAATAATCTTCTGTAGCCATAGAAATCAGACCTACACATTGGTATTCTTCCATATTTTCTATCATATTCTATTTCTTCATATGATAGCCCCATAGTAACACTTTTCAGTAAATATCGATATATTATTGGATTTGTTTTTATAGCTGCCTCTTCAATCATTTTACATTCATCAGCATATATGGAGTTATTTATAGCATTTCTTTCTGTTGGATTGCCTACTTCATTACTATGTGGCATACCATCACCATTATTTGAAGATAAACCATATTTTATTTTACTTTTCTTTTCCTCATATTGTTTGCAAAAAGATTTCAACTCTTCATATCTATTTTTAGAAATTCCATAGTCAATCCAATTTATATTTCTTATCCTTTTTTCACTTCTCATCTTTTTAGCTCCCTTCTATCTAAACTCTTTTCCTGTAGTCTTATCCTTAAGCCAGATCCTCCCCTGTATATCGAATCCTGCTAAACTTGCCTCCTAAGTTCGTTATATTTCAGTTTAGTTGACTAAACGCTTTTGCTATTGCTTGGATTACAGTTACCGTTACGCCGTTTCCTGCCTGTTTATAAAGCTGGCTGTCGCTATTTACTTCTTGGGCTTTGTAAAAGTAATTGTCTGGCCATCCTTGTAGGCGAAAACATTCTTTAGGGATTAATTTTCTTATCCTTATGCCTGTTTCTAATATAGGTGTCTGGCCTCCGCCCATTCCCATAGCAGATGTAAGCGCTGGACTTATACCGTCATTTCTTGGTGTTTGGTGTTCTTGTAATCCTCCCCAGACCCGTGGATTATTGATCACAACCCCGTGTCTGTCTTGTGAGGTTAGCGTAAACATCGGCTCGCCGTTCTCTTTAAATCGCCTGCCATTCTGTCTTTTCTCTGCCCGATCTGGTGTTAAAACCGGAATTGCTACTTTCGGTTCGTTTCCGCTGTGAGCGCTTGATATAAGTGTTCTTGATATGCCCGTAATAGAATGTACAACATTTCTTTGATTGAAATTTTTTCCAGGAAGTGTAAAATCGCCACTATCTGTCGTATCTAATGGAAATGCCACTTTAGGCTCCGTATTTCCTCCAGGGCAAGTGCTAATAGTCGGTGCGATACCATTTGCAGAATATATTCTATCTCTCTGGCTGTTTCTGCCGTCAACGCAACCGTATAGCTCTAGTTTGTTACTATCTTGGCTTGTTGCTCCGGTGACAGGAAATATTTCTCGTCCACTTCTTCCTCTAAGATGTCCGACAATGTACACCCTTTCCCTGTTTTGGGGGACTCCAAAGTCTTTGCTATTGAGCACTGACCATTCTGCATCATACCCGATTTCGCCCAGCTCAACGAGAAGTCTGGCAAAGTCGTATCCTCTATTAACAGAAAGAAGATTCTTAACATTTTCGATGAATAAATACTTGGGTCTACTTTCTTCTTCGATTGCCCCAAGAAGTCTTGTAACTGCGAAAAATAAACTGCTGCGATTTCCTTTAAATCCTTTTTGCTTTCCTGCGACACTAATGTCCTGGCAGGGGAATCCGAAGCACCAACAATCGGCTGCGGGCACGCTTCCGGCATCCACTCTTCTAACATCACTTGCGTACCATTCTCCATTTTTATATTCCTCCTTTAAAATTTCTTTTTGTCTTTGTTTTAAACTGAGAGTTTGTAAATACTCCCGCTGTTCTTCCGTTAACAGGTGCATGGATACATAGCTTGCAACTGTAAATTTGTCATATTCGCAAAATCCTACACACTCATGTCCCGCCTGTTCCATGCCTAGTCTAAATCCTCCAATACCTGCAAACCAATCTATAAATTTCATTCATTTTTTTTAGAAAGGGCGCCCTTTATCGCCGGCCGGCAAATGCTCCTCTCTTTAATTTTTTTAGATGTTAAATTTTAATACTCTTTCCCGCAAAACGGGCATTTTTCTAGTATCAAAGGGATTTCATATTTCTTTTCAATGCTCCTTTTTATATCTCCCCAACCAAAAGCTCTATCACACGCATCTCTTACAGCATCTTTAAACTTCTCTTTAATAATCTCGTTTACGTCTTCATCGGTTAACACTTCACCTGCTATTTTTAAAATTTCATTTTTCATTATTCTTCCTCCCATTCTCTTCGCCCATAGCGGTTGCAACGGCCATATCCTTTTGATATATATCCCTCATATTCATCGCAGAATGTGCCATCTGAATAGTCGCAATTATGGCAGCATTCTTTTTTGCAATGCTCCGGTTCACATTTTTTACAACCCGATTCCAGTCCCACATTTACGTCCTTATTTTCCAATACGTTCTCGCCTGTATCTTCCAGGGTTACATTGCTGTTCTTGCTGGCAGCACATAGTGCCATAACCAGCGCCCCGGCAAATCCGCCTGCTATAAAGTTTATAATGCATCCGATCATACTATTTACCTCCTAAACATTGTCAAATATATTTCCTACTCTTTCATAGTCCATTTCTCTTGTTTTTGGACTTTCCAGGTCGAATATAATCGGCCTATCCGGAACATCGTAATATTCCTCTATATCAAACGGTTCCACCCGAAAGCCGGTATAGTGTATGCTCCAAACAACTTTGCATCGGTAAAATGCCTCACCCAGCTTTTTGCACGAAAGTATATCATTTTCCCATATTTTATTTCCCCTGCAGTCCTTTAAACCGGTATCCAGGCATACCGTAATCGGATCAGTCTCCACCCATTCTACTAATCCATACCCATCATGACGCAAAATGAAGTGCATATCGCAACCCGGTAAGGTTTTATTTTCTTTATGCAGATAATATCCTTCCACCCAATCCCTATTGTCAACTCGTTTTCCTTTACATAAAATGCGCATTCTTCCCATCGCTTTATCTCCCTGTATGCAGCCTGTTTTTAGCTCTATGCGTTCCATTCTCGCCATACCGTTCGTGCAAGATATCCCATTCATCCCAGACACTCTGCGGGATGTTGCATAACTTATTCTGTTGCTTGGTTCTCTCCTGAATCACATAAGTTACGCTGCCCTTAGACACGCCCACAAGCTTTGCAATCTCCCTGTGTTTATATCCCAGTTTATGCAGCCGCTTCACTTCATTTTTCTTTTCTTCACTTAGTGATTTCACATCTGCCTCCCTCTCTAACCATTATGTAGCCCGTTAACCGGATCGCTCTGGATTTTTTGGGTTCTCCATCTATCAGACCCTGGTCTTTTAACCGCTCCAAATATTCCGGTACATTACTTTGTGATTTTAATCCGATTCCGGATGCAATCTCCCGGACAGACGGCGGATACATATGCCGGCTTATATATTCCACCAGATACTGATAAATCTTTTCCTCCGGCTTTTCCATACTTTGATACCTGCGTTTCCAGTATTCCCTCTGTTTCTCCCGGAACACCTCCGGATCCTTGTCCCACCGCCGGCGTTTCAGCATAGCTTGAATATCTTTGTCCTCCATATCACAGTCATTCCGGTCACACTGTACACAGTCTGGATACCGGCAATTGTTTGCTACCGCCATGATCATTCCCCCTCCAGCAACTCCACTGTATTCTTCACCAATTCTTGCAGACTGTGCTTCTCAGCCTGCAGTGCTGGCGCAAGCTGTATATATTCCTTTCGTCTTGCGGATACCTGTTCATAAATCATGCGGAAATTAGCACGGTCTATATGCAGATCTTCCGACAGGCAGAGGTTTTTAAACCCGAGCCGCCCTACACACTGCCTGGTACCTTCGTCCAGGCTCTCCATTGCTTCCGCTTCCCGGTACATGCCCCAGCGCCGGATCGCATAGAGCACATCCTTCCAGGCGGCACCCCAGTCCTTTTCTTCCCCCCTTACGATTCCGGCGCATTTCTCCCGGATCTCCGCAATGGATGGGGCAAATTTATTTAAGCTGATATGCTCTTTTAGTGCCGCCAGACAGATACGGTAATCCAGATCCGACAGCATGGTGTACCACACCTCTTTCGCCCGGTTATCCGGCATCAGGTTCGCATTCGGGTATGCTGCTTTCATTGCGGATGCTATGGAGCCAAATTCATTCACATTCATGTTCATTCACCCACCTTGCCATGTCATCATAAAAATTCGTTTCCTGCCTCTTAGGCTTTTCTTTCAACGGAAAGACTCCTTTCCAGCCGTTTATCATGGATTGCTGGAGGATGGCTATCTTTTCGTCATGATCTGCTGACATGCCATCCAGCTTTTTCACTAACAGGCCTATTGCTTTATCCGTCATAGCCGTTTTCATCTTTTTCCGGTAAGCAATAAAATCCAGTATGGCATCATTGAGCAGGTCATCTGCAGCATATTTTTCTGGCAGTACTTTCGTACTGCTCTTTTCTGTTTTCGTTTTTGTTTCTTGTTTCTGTTTATTTATGTCTGCACTTTGTACTTCTTTTGTACTTCCTTTGTACTTCTTTTGTACTTCCTTTGTACCGCATTTTGTTGGGTTCAAAAGCGTATACTTTGTACATTCCCCCCGCTTCTTTGAGGAAATGAAATCAATCAGCCCCAGCTGTTTTAATTCATTTCTCGCATTCGTGAGCGCTTTTTCACTTACACACATCATTCCGCTTAAGCTTACATTCGTCCGCGCGAACCAGTCCGACCAACTACATCTGTTGTTTATCTGCAATAGCGTATAATAAAGCAACTGTGCGTTATTTGACACTCTGGTTTCTTGCAGCAAATGGTAAAACCGGTTAAGCAGTTCTATATAATTCAAGCCACCACCTACTTATCCATTTTCTTTACTGCCTGCCCGGCTTCATATTCCCGGTACAGTGCTGCCCAGTCCTCGATTTTCATAGTTACCAGCCATCCGCAGCGGTCCTTCTTCTGCATGACAGCCGGCATTTCTCCTTCTCTGGCATCCCTGGCCGCCTGCTCCATTGCCCCATACAGCCCGCCCCGCAGCAGCTCTTTGTAAACCTTGCACTCGATATGCATACCGGGCAGCCCTACCACATCCGCGTCTCCATTGGCTCCGCTGTACTGCTGTCCCCTGCGGCATTCATACCCCTGGTCCCGGAGCACACGGGCAAGCGCCCTTTCTCCCCTGGCTCCTTTTGCCCTGCTATTCATCTCCTGCCGCCCTCCTTGCTGCCTTTAAGGACCACCCGATACTTTTTAACCGGTGCTCTTCCTGCTTTACATACCTTCTCAGTGCGCACATATCAATGATATTGCCGGTATCCGGTATATAATAGCCCTTGGAATCCTGCTGGTTAATAATGGGTGTCTCCCTCCTTGCATCTGCAATTAAGTCTCTTACTTTTCTATCTGATAACCCGGTCAAGATACAGAGCTGCTTTCTGGTTACTGCATTCTGGTGTCCAACCGGTATATAATCTACAATGTTCATGTTCCTCCTTCCCGGGGCGGATCTGCCGCCCCAGCCTGGCTTATAATAGTTTTGTGATATATTATCCGCCCTCGCAAATATGAATCAGCATTTACGGGTTTCTATATAAAGCATCACTGCCTTATAACAATTCCATATACCTTGTACATCTTTTCAAATACCTCCATGCCCCTTTGATGGGCTATGGTATGGTGTTCCCGGCATAAGCAGATCTTCCGGTATCCCCTGTCATCCACTTTCCTCCGGTCATTTCCCATGCCAATCGCATCCACATGGTGTATCTCGCCTTTCCTGCCGCATACCGCACACTTTCTATGCTTCAGGCAGTAATATAAGTACCTGCCTATATCGTCTGTTCTGTTCACCCCCGGGTCAGCCAGGGGGATTCCATTTTCCAGAGAAAACTCCATCAGGGTGTTTATATATTCCCTGGCTGTATCCACCGAGCAGTCTGACAGGCTGAAATACCCGCATCCGGTACGCTTCATATGCTCATACTTCATTAATTCTTTCATATATTCCGGCACATCCCCGCTCCAGGCGGCAATGTCTGCTATGGTTGCATAGGCTTTTTTCCGCTGTTCTATGGAAATATCCCTGCCATCGTCAAAACGCATCTCAGCTTGGTGGATATGCTTATCCAGAACCATTTCTTTTATGTATTTCCCAGGGATTGATATATACAGCTGCGTTCCCTGTTCATCCTCCCTGACTTTTTCTACCTTTACGACTGTATGCACTAATCATCACCATACTTCTTTTTAAAGGATACTAAGAACCTGCCGATCTGGGCGGCGGTAACGGTATCCTCATTAATCCCGTTTGATGCATACAGCATATCAATATCGATCTTATGCTTTTTGCAGATCTCCCGGATCATTTTTTTCTGGGGCTCTGTAGCCGGTTCCTCCTGCTGGAAAGGGTTTTCTTCCTCTTTCAGCCACAGGTCAAATCCCAGGCCCGTGTGAATGGCCACACATTTCACGAATGACCGGCACATGCTGTTCCAGACACGCTGCTGGCTCATGGAGTTATCTTTTACCGGATTCGTGCCATTCATCACCGGGGACTGCATGGTGTACTCTTTTTCATCTATGACTACTTTAATCCGGGTTTCATAGCACCGGTTCCTGGAATCGTTCTTATCTACAAATTCATGATCGCAGTAGTAAAGGCTGCTTCCGGTCTTTGGGTTTGGTATGGGTTCCCAGTAAACAGTTTCTGCACCGTGGTCATGCAGCAGCTTAATGCACTGCGCCCAGTTCAGATATAAAAACTTGTCCCGTTCTTCACAGTACGGGGTTACATCTATTTTTCTTAGCTCATCATATGGTTTCAGCATGGGAATCCTCCTTCATCCAGTTTCCGGAAAAGAACCAGTCGATAAACTCTTTTTTATCCTTACCGTCCAGGAAATCTAAATTTTCTTTTGCATAGAGAAATGCATCTTCCTCCGATACGATTTCGTTTGTGGTTAGTTCTTTATAATGCATTTGACAAAACCTCCCGTTTTGCTCTATAATACATATAGAGTTATTTTTTATATGTCTGATAGAATAGTCCCTAAACTTTGGTCGGTGTGGGGACTATTTCCATTTACAATACTTTCAAAAAATGATGTCAGTTTCCAAATATCTTTTTTTGTAAAGGTTCCCGCAGGGTCAATATCTGCGATGCCTTGTAACAGTCCCGCAGAATATCTCATCGTATCGTAACGATCCAAATGATTCTCAAGCTGGACCCGGTGCAAGGTGTCAATTATATGGTCCATATGATTCCATTTTTCAAATGGGTCACTTTGTATTTCTGGTTCCTGTACCGATTCAATCCATATCATCTCGTTTCCTCCTTTCTAAGTGCTCCAGCTCCTGTATAAAGTAATAGATTAACAGACAGATGAAACTGCCGGCAGACACGAACTCGATTACCGTCCAGGGTGTCTGAAATATGATCTGCGTAGTTTCCATGATGCAGATAGTTGCCAGCAGGCTAATTACTTTGTTTTTCAATATGCTGCTCCTTTGGTCTCTGACAAATATGGGGGTTACCAGTCCGGCATGCCTGGAAAGTCTCACTTACAGATGTTATCTGCTCATATGCTTTCTTACAATAAAACTCATAAACTACTGCATATTCATCTAATTCATTGTCATTTTTTATGCTGCCGTTGATATTGCAATTACTTAATCCACGGGCAGATTTATAGGTAATGTTTGCCAGCCTTTTCAGCCCCTCCATTACTTCGTTTCTAACTGACCATTGGGCGCTTTCATTGTTTCCTAATGGCTCACTATTACTGGAATGCCATTTACCAAAGTAGCTTTCAAATATTTCTCTTCTTTTTGCTTGGATGTGTGAAGACATTGTTACAATTTTGGTTTCGCCTGACTTAAGCCTGTCCACCGTGCTTTTCAGCTCATCAATTTGTTTTTGAAGTTGTTCCATCTCATTCATTGTACTTCTCCTTTCTTTTCCAATCGGTTACTATCTAAAAGATCTCCAGTTTTTCATCATTCGGTTCTTGCGGCTCTCATCCCACCTGCATTTTAATTTGCTTTATCCGCCATTTTTCGAATTCCTCCGTATCAAATAAGATCGGGCTGTGCGGGTTTGATATGTTCTGTTTCCAGGCAAAGCGTTGCCCCCTGGTGTTGTATGCCTGTAGAAGCCAATATTCCGTAAATCCCATCTTCTCAAGCTCCGTCTTTTTCATTACTGGTTTTGCATATTGCATAATGTGTCCTCCCTATTGAAAATTTGTTCCATCTCTCCTATAATCTAAGTACCGGCTGTTCCTGCAGCCTAGTAATTATAGAAAGGATAAATATTGTGGAATCAGATAATCTAAGTAAAAAACAGATAAAAATTTTGCGTTACATTTGTAAGCATCCATACGTTTCATTTTTAAATCTTGCTCTTTTTAAAAAAGTGAATGGCTCCGCCCTACATAATTACCCTGAAGCAGAAGAGATCGTGAATTATCTTGCCAAGGAAAAATACATCTCTTGCCGCATAGCTCCATCGGCGGAATCTGATATTGATAAAATAGAGATGGATTCAGTCGAATTTGCATCCTATCTTTGCCCACTTGATAAGGGTAAAGCGTATATTGAAAATTTACAGCGTGATAAACAACGATGCATGAATGCCTTTGCCATTATCGGCGTGATTGGTACGATTGCTGGGGTTATAATCGCATATTTTAAATGACATCATTTTTATAATTTACAAACCAGCATTAATATCGTAATGGTATGCATTAATAACCAAAAAACTATTAGATCATCCATGAAATTCGGATATCTCAGTGCAAAGCTCAGCCGCTTTCCCGGATGATCTTTTTTGTAATTGCGTCTTTCTTCTTTCGTTAGTATCCTATCTGTCCATACTATAACTTCAAGACTTTCTTTCTTGAACTTTCTTCTCTGTCTCATTGCACTCACCACGAAATTGTTGTCAGTCAATATTTTAATAATTCCATTGGATTTCTTATCACCATCCAGTTTCCTTAAAAGCTTCCAATGTTCTGTTTCCATCATCTCAGATACTTCTAATGTAGTAATTGTGTTTTTGGTTAAATCATTCATTGATTTTCCTCCTCTCGTGCCTATCTACATATTTGATATGCCCAAACATTTGCGTAGATCTTAAACAATTGAAATAATTCATCCGCTTCATCAATGGTGTATACCAAACTTGTTATGTTTGACCGTCTTCCTGTCTTTTTGGCGTATGTCTCCCGTGCTATTTGCTCACATGCGTAATGCATATACCAAAATTTGCAATTGTACTTTGCTTCAAGCTCCATTACATAACACTCACACTTTCTTTTATAATAAGTACTGGGAAGTATTGACTTGGGCTGATTAGATTCAATAATATAAATGTTCATTTGTTCTCCTTTCTTTGATTGACAAGTTAGTAGTTCTTAATTATAATGGGTTTCAAGAACATTTGTTTGCTTTTATTGAATTTTCATCTTTCTGAAATAGGTTTTCCTTAGACATTTGTGGATTTACTAACTTGTGTAGCTTACAAATTTCTGACCAGGTAAACTCCGTGCTACCATTTATCTTATTTCGTAGTGTTTTTTCCGTAACACCTAATGAAAATGCAACTCTTGCTATAGTCAAACTATTCTTTACCATTTCACCTCTTAAAACTCTGTACATGACGTCCCTCCTTTCTACCGTTAACGGTTATCTTTGATATTACAATACTATAGTTAACGGTAAATGTCAACATGTTTCTATTATTATTTTACCGTTAACTATAAATTTTTATTGACTTTTATGCCCCCATACGGTAATATATTACCTATAAGGAGGTATTTAACATGGGCTTAGAAAAAATTGTAGAATACAAAAAACAGATGGGAATGACAACCGCTGAATTAGCTGAAAAGTCAGGAGTTCCGTTGGGTACGTTAAATAAAATATTAAGCGGTGCAACGAAGGACCCTAAGCTAGAAACTTTAAAAGCTATTGCAAGGGTTTTAAAATTAACATTAGATGATTTTGACGATTATGAAGATAATGCGAATGACAATAGAACATGCATAGAACCCACTTACGATGACATGCAGCAATTAATAGCCAGGAACGGAAATAAACTTTCCACTGATGAAAGAATGCTTCTAATAAAGTTGTTATCGGAATTATAAAATGAATAAATAGGTAAAAGCCTTTGATAATAAAAAATAAGAAAGAGGGAATGAATTATGAAACAGAAAATTATAATCATTTTTATGACTACTGCGCTTGCTTTGGGAAGTATAGCTTGTGGTGGAAACGGAATACAAACATCTTCAACTGAATCTGTTACTAAAACTACAGATTCTGAAACTGAGCTAACCACTGATGCATCTACTCAATCTGAAAAATCTACAGAAAATGAAAGTTCAGATGTATATTTTAAAGATGATACCTTAAAAATAAACGATGCAACAATAAAGATTAAAGAAGTAAAGGTTCAAGAACCCAATACTGATTTTGGCGAAACAAACCCATCTTTAATAATAATATATGATTTTACAAATAATAAATCAGAGGTTCTTGCTCCTGATACTGTCTGGTTTGCTTGCTTTAACGCCCAACAAGAAACAGCGGTGGCTTTTGAAGATCTGAATGTGGCTGCATTACCACAAGGAGATGAGTATATATCTGCCAATTCCATGCGTTATGCAGATATAAAGCCTGGTGCTACTGTTGAATCTCTTGTGTCATATCAAATAAAATATCCAAACAGTCCAGTTGTTTTAAATGCTACACAAGGAATTGCCGGAAAAGAACTCGGAAAAAAAATAATAAATTTGGAACAATACAAATCAAAAGAAACCGAATCTGAATTAAACGAAAAAACAGATGCCAAAATCAGTGAATCTGAAACGGTAAAAATAGAACAAGAACCTTCGGAAATAGGGTCTTCAAAAAATGATTCTACCGAAATATCATCTGATGAACAGTTGCAGAAAAAGTTAAATGATAAAACCAAAGAATATCTTATTGGTTTAGGATATAGTGAATTGACCAGTGATGGGAGTGGAAACTCTGCTGAAACATTTAGCGACTTTTCATATAATATTCCTGACACTTGGCTCAAATTGAGCAAGGCTGATGAAGTCACTTATTCATCCAATTCTGGTTTTATATTGTTTCAGAAGTTACCAGGTGATGACATAGATGATCCGCTATTTCTTAATATGTTTATAGACGGCGCTATAAAAGGAATTAAGAAAATGGAAAATTACGCAGAAATAAGTAGCGAGGAGGGCACAATAGGAAAATGCAAATCGGTTAAACTCTCCTATACATGCAAACTTAACGGAGATGACTCTATGGGGTATTCAATGGCGTTTATTGATTCATCTAATTCAACAATTATAATAACTTATATGGCAAACAATGCTGATTCAACAGAAGATATAACTAATGGTACAATAGATGATATTTTCAATTCTATAAAACTTCTTCATTAA